TTACTGGACTTCTGGCAGTTTCGGAACAGTTACAAATGAGTTACAATGAGTTACAAAACTGGTTACAAACTAATGATTTTTCAAATATTCTTCAAATTCTTCCATAGACATAAGAATTTTTCTTGGTTTTGTTCCATTCTCTGGTCCTATAACTCCTGCATCACAAAGCTGATCCATAATTCTTGTCGCTCTGTTGAAACCAATTTTAAACATTCTCTGTAGCATTCCAACATACGCATTTTCTTTTTCAATAATAAGTTTACCTGCTTCTTCAAAATGTACATCACGGTCATAAGTTCCATCTTCTTGCCTTGGTATTCTTGCGTCTGAAACAATATCAGCTTTAGAATCAATCAGGGAGATTAAAAAGTCTCTATCCCACAGCACAATGCCGATTTTTGAAGCTAACTCTTTCGCTTGACGTGTAAAATATCTGTTTGTGAGAACAACTCCCACATTAGCATCATAATATTTCATACCACCAGTAACCTGATATACTGCGTCTACTCCGATATCTGAAGAATAACATTTACATTGGATGGCATATTTTATTTTGTTTTGAGTTGCAATAATATCAGCACCAAAATCGCCACTTGTGGATGTCACAGATACGTCTATAAAACCATTTTTCCGTAGCAGATCAGCACAATATACTTCAAAATCAGTACCAGTCATGTAATCAAATTTGTCATTATATAGTTCAATATGTTCATTCATTGTCTGAACTGGTTCGTCTGATGTTATGTTTTTAACAGGTGCAGGTATTTCAGAAAAATCAATTTGTTGAACAATTGGCGGCTGCACTTTCTCTGAAATTAATGATGAATACCATATGTCCAGTAATGCAATTATTACAATCGCAATGATATAACTGGAATGTGCTCTTTTCATCATTGTAGAAGGATCTTGGCATAAATATAGCAGCCAAAAATGTAGGAACAGGAAACAGAACGGAGAAAAAACAGAAAATATAAATTTGTATGTTTTATTTTGGGTTCTGTTAGCAAGTCCATATGTTTCACAAAGAAAACATACCAGAGCTGATGGAATAGAAAAATAAAGTTTAGTGCCGGAAGAAGTAATGGAGATAATTAGTAATGCGATACTTGTTATGAGAATTATCTCTTTACGAAGCCCAGTCTTTTTATCTTTCATATCGTACCTTTTTCCATAATTTACCACTTGACAATAACAAACAGATGTTCGATAATGTATTTATCGCTACTGTTTCGGGTCGTGTGGTTCACGAAGGGGATGGATGTATTGGACTATAAAAGAAAAATAATGGAAATGCTCGATCATGCAGATGATAGACGGTTACGTCTGATCTACATATATGTCAGAGCAATTCTGGGACTGAATTAATTCAGTCCCTTTTTTCTTGCAGTAGTTCAACCATCTTTTTCAAAGATTCCCAGTCAGATTCATCCAGTGCAGCGAGCATTGATATAAATCTTCTCTTAAAAGAATCTTCTTCTCCCTTTAATAATTCACCAACAAAGTTAGAAATCTGTTCATCCCTGGGAGCTTCGATAAACATGTTATCGTCTCCGCCTTCGCCAGTTCTCAACCAATTCTCATTGACTTTACCTTTTGGTGGGAAATTCGTTTTGCATATTAGAGAGATTACCGCATCACTGGGTTTTCGTCTTCCGGTTTCATACCCACCGATATTATCACGGGGAGTTCCGACTTTGTCTGCAAATTCTTGTTGAGTTAAGTCTAATGTTTTTCTTAACTTCTTTAATCGTTCATTCAATTTTGTCTCACCTCTTTTCTTATTTGTATTGTACATCATTACAGATTAAAAATCAACATATTTTTGTGACCATGACACAAAAACCTTACTAAGTCACAAAAAATGTATTGACAAATGTGGCAATGTCATATATTATAATGGCATAGTCACAAAGACGAACAGCAAATGACACATCAGTCTTCGTTGGCTTACATTATGAAGAAAGAGAGGTGAGAAGAAATGGAGTTATCAAAGAAAGCGGATGGACATATTAAGTACCCAGCTTTGGAAGGTAAAGAGGATTTGAGATTTGAGTTATTTGATTGGCTCAAAGAAAAAAATCTTACTGTGCGACAGGCAATAAATCTACTTGATATGACTAAAAATGAGATTGTCAATGCACGCCGCACAGTAATGGATAACATGATGCTTTAACCTACTTCGTCAAGTTCATGCTCGAAGTTGTCTAAAGCAAAGCGGTATGCTTTAGCAAAATGGTACATTTCTTTAGAATCACAGGATAACGGGTTGTAATCAATAACATCTTTGTGTTCTTCCTGATAAGCCCGTAATTTTATCTGAGCATAAGCAACCGCTATTTCATGTAACTGTTGTTCAGTCATGTTAAACACCTCCCTTCTAATAGGGAGTATACCACAGAAAGGAAGTGAAAAGTTATGTCAGAAAAAGAAAAGAAGATTCTTGAAACAATTGCAACCGCAGTACCTAAGATGTCTGAGTTTGATAAAGGCTATCTGTTAGGTATGGGTGAAGCAATGGTGAAACAGAAGAAGGAAGACAAACCGGAAAAGAAAGAGAGCGAGTAAATGAATAACATTCAGGTTTTTAATAATCCGGAATTTGGTGACATCCGTACAGTAGAAATTGATGGAGAGCCGTGGTTTGTCGGAAAAGATGTAGCTACTGCATTGGGATATAGTAATACGAAAGATGCTATAGCAGCACATGTGGCATCAGAAGACAAGAAGCTGATTCAAAGGTCGGAAATCACGACCTTAGAAATTCCGAATAGGGGAATGGCCATCATTAACGAATCCGGTCTCTACTCCCTGATCCTTGGAAGTAAGCTCGATTCCGCAAGAAGATTTAAACATTGGGTCACTTCCGAAGTTCTCCCATCAATCAGGAAAACAGGTGCTTATGTTCAGCAGGAAATCAAGGTACCTGATGTATCACCAGAGTTGATAGTAAGATGTGCTGAAATCATATCAGCTTCATCCACAGACAAAATCCCATACGTGTTGGAGATTCTAAAGCACATCATCCCTGACCTTGGTAATTCTGTATCAGCAGAGGTAACGAAAGCACCACGATTGAGTCAGGCAGGCTACACGGTACCATTTAACGGCGGTAAGTTGTTGGATGTACTGAATGCAAGAAATATGAGTATTGCAGAATTTGCAAGACTTGTGGGAATCAAAAGTGACAGAATTTATGAATATTGTGACGGACGAAGGAAACCCGGTACAGAGATACGCAATAAAATGTGTGCTGCGCTGGAACTTCCAGAAGGTTATTTTACTAAGAGGACTAGAAGAAAAAGATAAGTCCCACGGGAAGTACCAGTTCCAATGGGACAAACAAAAAAATTATTTCAGCTACATAGTAGCAGAAAGTGAGTTAAATTGCAATGAAAAAGATTCTTTCAGCGTGGATTGAACAGTTCATTGAGTTTGATTCTGAAATGGAATTTGCGGTATTTGAACAGAAATTAAAGGACAGCAGGAAAGGTTACCGCATCATTCAGGCTCAGAAATGCTCAGATGGAAAATACAAGATCCACATTATGCGACAGTATAACAACAATAATTTCCCGGAAGGCGGTGAGGTCAAATGAAATTTGCTGAGAAATTAAAAAAGGCAATGCAGGAACTGAACCTGAACCAGCGTCAGGTTGTAACACTGACTGGGAAAAGTAAGGGTTCTGTGAGCCAGTATCTGTCAGGTAAACAGATTCCGTCAGAAGATGTCCAGAGTGCCATTGCTACGTCACTTGGTCTGGCTTCTAATTACTTTACCGGCATGGATCAGGAACTTCAGGTTATGCCACAGCTTGAAATCAGGGATGGCGTTATCCAGAGACTTGATGTGACGAAGGCGGCGAAACTGATGGGTATGAACCATAACACAGTCAGAAAAGGTTTACAGCAGGGTGTTTTTCCCTGGGGATATGCAGTACATACTTCTGACAACAGATGGTCCTATTTTATCAATGCAAAGAGATTTGCAGAAGTTGAGGGGATTGCCTTATGAACAAAATGAGAGAGTATGAAAGAGGTCGTGAGGATGGTCTTGATCTTGCCAGAAGAATTGTGAAGGAAGGCGGACTTGAAGCATTAGAGAGAGAATGTAAATTCAGAGGTGTGACCGGAATACATACTTCTCTGGCAGCTAAGGATTTGGATAAAGCATCACAGAAAATCAAGGAAATGACAATTGATACATTTACTATCTTATGTATTGCTGCCGTTCATGACGAATTTGGTTTCGGTGAGAAACGTTGCAGACGTTTGATTGCCAAGATGGAAGAAGGTGCTGAGTATCTCATGGATGATCTGGCAACCTGGGATGATTACATTAAAGAAATCAAAGAGCAGTTGAATATTGATCTGAGGATCAGATGGAATAATTAGGTGGTAGGTATGACGAAAGAACAGAAAGTTGAAGCGTATCCCATGTATCTTGATGGATGCACTTATCAAGAGATTGGGGACAAATTTGGTATTTCACGTCAGCGTGTACATCAGCTGTTAAGTGAACCTTTGACAAATAAGAGGGGTAAACCAAAAAAGTTATCAGAATCATGCAATTATGAAGGGTTGTCAAGATTCATTAAAAATAATTCATGTAACTGTGATGAGATAGCGCATATCATACAGCGTAGTATGACAAACACATATCAAAAAATAGTTGGTAAGAAACAATTTACCATATCCGAAATATACAAAATACTTGAATATACAAGTATGACATTTGAAGAGTGTTTTAAGTTAAAAGAAAGAGAGGAAAAATGACAATGAAAAAATATGAATTTACAGGGGAAACTAAACGGGTTGAACTTTGGAACAGGACCGCAACGTTACATAGAATTAAAGCCACAGTCGAATTTGGATTTGTCAAAGTTGGGGAACTTGGTGGCTGGATCGAGAAAGAAGAAAATCTTTCCCATGAAGGAAAGGCTTGGGTTTGTGGTGATGCCGAGGTTTGGGGCAATGCCAAGGTTTGTGGTGATGCCGAGGTTTGGGGCAATGCCAAGGTTT